ATAGTTTGCTCGAGGGCGGCTCACGTTGAATGCGCAAGTCGAAACATTTACACCATCAAAAAACACATCATACGCACCAACCGAATATGAACTGATGTCAAGAACAACATCGGTTGAAATTCCATCGGTGACATGAAGCGCCCCAACGCCGATCGCATCGGATGAAATGATGGGATCAGACGTTGGAGAAAGACGCACCTGCATCATCAGCGCACTCGCCTCGCCCGAATAATGCCATAGGGGGCAAGATTGCTTACTGTAAAAGTTGCCAGGGATACCAAGAACAGTGTCGTAGTGCTTGACAAGCTAAATCTAAGTGGAGGAATAGGATTTGACATTGCAGTCGTAGAACCTGGCACAAAAGCTGGGAATGACATCTGAGAAATGCGCCCCGACGTGCTATCCATTGTGCCCGTCGTTAAGGAAATAGAGCCCGACAAAACGGTTATGCTGGTGCTCGCCGCACTATTCCATTGCACCACGCCATCAACGTCCCAATCTCCAGCCGACAGGGAAATGCTGGTTACGTTTTTTGCAACGTTTGTAGTGTTATTGGTGGCAGATCCAATAGCAACAACGCTTTCGACATATTCTCCGATATTTCCTGCCGTCGCGTTGTCGTTGGTGTTTGTACCGGGGAATTCACCAATTGATAGCGCAACGCCCCCAACCTTCAGGGTGTTTGGGCCAGCCGTATCAATGGTCTTGTTTGTCAGCGTATCGGTGGTAGCACGACCGACATAAGTATCGGTCCCCTGGAACGTGATGGTCGTAGAATCCGTTCCGGCAAGAGTCAGTGTATTATTGAACGTCAGAGTTTTCGCCGCCACGCCGGTCAGCGTAAAGGTTCCCGTCGTTATCGTGTTTCCGTTGACAGTTGTTGCCGTCAGCGCGCCAAAGGCTTGAGTGCCAGTGAATGTTTGGCCGGCATCTGTCCTGGCGATCGTGGCTGATGTCGTCGGGAACGTCATCGTCGTTCCGTCAGTGCCGGCAATCGTCAAGTTATTGTTTACGGTTAGCGTTTTGCCATCAACGCCGGAAATTGTAATGGAATTGTTTGCCGTCAGCGTCTTAAGCGCGGCAATCGTTAGCGTTCCGGTGCCCGCCGTCCACGTATTGCCATTGTATGTTGACGTGGTGATAGTCGATCCGGAAATGGTCGAGCTCGAAATCGCCGAATTCGAGATCGTGGCGCCCGTGATGATCGGATTGATCTCATTGGAGATCGGCGCGAGAATCTGATAGCCGCCGGCCGCACCATTCAATGCGGAATTATAGGTGATAGTATAAGTGACACCCGACAAAATATCGTTTGCTGCCGCCTGGGTTACCCCATCCATGCGGTACAGTTTCAGGAACGCGCCAGAGCCAGTAGCCGGAACGACCTGAACCGTGACCGCGCCCGTCGAAGTATTGGCCGCAACAAACGTGAAATTTTGCAGTTGAAGCGGGGGAGCGGAAATGTTCGGCGCAAACGCAGACGCGATCGGAGTGAGCGTGATCGCGTTCGTTCCCGCCGCAGTACATGGGATCATGCCAAGCGATCCCATGTCCGCAAGCGATTGGTCCCACAGATTGAGGTTTGCCAACCCGTCAGGAAGATTGGCGTAGACTGTCCTGGGTGCCATCAGTATTTGTAATAAGAGACAGTGAAAACGGCGCCGCTGGTCACTTGGATTGCGGAGAAGTTGGCCAGCGTCTTGTTGCCAGACAGAGAGATGGTTTGCCCAGTAGTCACCAGGTGGCCAACGCTTGCTGTTACCGTGGTTGAACCATCGATGGTGTAACGGATGTTCTGGGTTTCAACCGAAATCACCGCATAGTTCGCACCAGCCGGAATAGTGAGGGCGGTTGCGGTTGTGCAAGTGACGTTGGTTTGCATTGTCCCGACCGGCTGTGGCAAGCCAGAGGTCGGCATAGCAAGTTGAGTCATGCCTTATCTCCGGCTCTGCAGGACGGTCATGGTGACGGTTCCGGCCCCAGCCGTAACGTTCAGGCGAAGGGCCGCAACAGGGAAGGAATAGCTTCCCTGCGCAGTGCCCGTCTGGCCGTTCAATGCCGTGTTCTGAAACCAAGTTGGGGTAACAGCTGCGTTCTGCACATCATCAAACGTATGCTCAACGTTGTAGGTAGCTGTTCCTGTAACGACACAGCCGATGCCCACATTGAACGGGGCCTGCTCACGATCCATAGGGACCAAAGAGGATTGCCCCGTTCCCGTTTGGGAAACGATTACTCTGCGCATGAGCTATCCTCAGACGTTGGTGATACCGAACATGCCCTGAGCGATCGGCGAGGTGGTCAGCCTGGCTGCGGAGGGCTCGATAAAGAGCAGAGAACGAACCGCAGTTAAGGTCGTGGTGCCGCGCACATCGCCGGTCGTGGTGGTCGCCGGGTTGGTGGTGTCTGCCGCAGTGATGCTCGGGTTCGTAGTATAGCCCGAACCATTTGCCCAGATATCGACATAGCCAGCCGCATCGGCTGCCATGTTGAGTCCAGTCACCAGCGTAGTGCCGACGCTATAGTTATGTGCGTCGGTAAACTGCGGAGTGACCGAAGCGATGTACTTCCAGGCTTTCTTGCCGTTCTGAGAGGTGGCACCGGCCGGTCCAGCAATGACTTCCGACATCGGCTGACCGTAAATATCCCAGCCCTTGATCAGGAAGTTGCCACCCGTGGAAGAGGCCGAACCAGTGATCTGGATAACGCAAGACCAGGCTTTGGTCGGGTCATAAAATGCGGTAATGTCGCGAATGCCGACGCTGAGATATCCCATCGCCGTGCCCATCGCGAGCGTACCGGCGGGAATGACGGTGCCAAACGGCATCGTGGTTTGAGCAGATGAGGTAACGGTCACACCAGCGCCGGACGAAGACACCAGCGTCATGGCCGTTCCGCTCGTCACGTTCGCCGCGGCGGCAATGTTCGTGGTCGACGCGGCGGGAGGCGTATAGTCGAGAGTGCAGACAACGCCGTCAGAAATCCAGCCAACCACGGCAGCCATCGCCCCGTTTCCAAGGGCGTTGTATTTGTTGGCAGCCATGCGGGGATCGAGGAAGCCGCCGCCGCCATAGCAAAGCGAAGTAGCGGCATCGGGAGAAACGCTCGAGCCTGCGCCGAATTGGCCAGGCATGCGCTGCAGAATGACGTGGGCGGGAGCCGTAAGGGTCGTGCGAGCCATTTTGAGAGTCCTATTTTTATAGCGGATGCCCGTGCATCGGGCGCTGAAAAGAAAAGGGCGGCTCGAAAGCCGCCCCAAGGGTTGGACTGATTGGGGGCTAAACCCCTGGCGTTCCAAAAGCGCCGCGCCAGTCGGACCAACCGGCCGAATAGCGCTCATATGCTGCGGCTTTGGCATTTTTCGTGTCAAAGTCGTTATCCTGATCGAACATGATCGCATCACGCTCGTAGTACTTCATGCCTGCAGGAGCGTTGGTGCGGATGAACCACGCCGTTGCCGACGTGAAGTAGTGGTTCATCTTGATGCCCTTCGGGAACACGTTGATCGCCTTCAACACATTGATTGCGTTATTGGCCGTGTCGTTCTGAAGGACCGACTTCAGGATGCGATTCGCCTCGTACCACTGCTGCGGCGGAATGTGCAGCGACTGCGGCATGAGGGAGATCAACAGGCCCTTGTTGTTCTTGGCCTGCATGATCTGGATCGTGAGATCTTCGATCGCAGCTTCCGAGAGGTCGGCGGCGGTCGTCAACTGGTTTGACTGGTTGCCCGAAAGGGTCGGGTGCGCAGTCGAAATCAGAGGCTGGGAGTCGCCGCCGGTATACGAGGAGTTGAAAGCGCGGTTGTAGATGTTCGCAACCACGTTCTCCTTGGTCTGCCGCATCGAGAAGGCGAGCATTTTCGCGCGCCGCTTCGAAACAACCTCATAGAGGTCATCGCGGAGCTCTTCGAAGGTCACGACGTAACCAAGAGCATAGGCAACGTGCGTATAGCGCACGACCATGCCCTGGGACTCAACGTCGTAGTTGATCGAACCGCCCTGCTGCTTGACCGGGGCAAGGCCAAAGGAGGTGATTTCCACGTCCTCTTCATATGCCTTGTCCGAGGTTTCCCGGTCCACAAGATCCACCCACTCTTCGGGGTGCTCTTCGTAGGTGCGACCGAACCACTCCTTAATGCCCGGCCAAAGCGCTTTCGGATGTGCGCCAGTGGTAATAGTAGCCATTGATGCGCCTCCTTACGCGCCAGCAGTCTGGTTCGCGAAGCGCTGGTTATTGAGCTTCACAAGCCATTTGGCGTTCATGTTGGTGTTGGCCGAGGTGCCGATCGTGTTGTCGGCCTGCTGCAAGCCCCGGATGATCTTCACGTCAAGCGTGTTGGTCGTCGCGACGGTCGATGCAGCAAGCTGCCAGCCGGAATAGCCCGTGGTGGTATTGCCAGAGCCCGCAACGAGGTTGGCATTCTTGCCTGGCCACAGGTTCGGGGCGGTCGCCTGCGAAGAGGCGTCGTCCTGCACCCAGAACAACAGGTTTGGATCGTC